TATGCAACTGCAACACGCATGGGTGCAACCACTGTTGGTCAAATTGCAACTCTTTTTGGTTATAGCTCACCTCCCCAATTGGAGACGTCAAAATTCAGACCTGAAACTAAAGGAACATTGGCATACACTAATGTAGACTCAGAAGTATCAAAACTTACTGTGGATGCAAAACAAGAGTTAACCATTGATCCTCGAGTTTTAGGACTGGAACCTGTTGATGAGATGACTGTTCTGTACATTGCACAGAAAGAGTCATATCTCACGTCTTTTGATTGGAGAAAAATAAACACCTCAGAATCGTTGCTTTTCAACATGCGCGTTGATCCTGGTGTACACGCAAGATTTGGCGATGAGATTCATCTTACCGCACCGTCTTTTGCAGTTCAACCCTTCGAATATTGGAGGGGAACTATGCGATATCGGTTTCAAATTGTGTGTAGCAAGTTTCACAAAGGCAGGTTGAAGATTGTTTACGACCCTCAAGGAACCCAAGTCACAGCAGAATATAACACAGCTTACACAACAATTGTTGATATCTCGAATGAGAAAGATGTCACAATTGATGTTGGCTGGGGAGAATCGCTTGCTTGGCGACAACATCATGTACCTGGAGACGCGGAAGGAACCATGTTTAACCCAACTGTACCTTTGCTCCGTGATGGTACATTGGGAAATGGTATTCTTTCTGTGTATGTTGTCAATCAGTTGGCTGTACCCGATGATACAGTCGATAATGATATTGAGGTGAACGTTTTCGTGTCGGTTCACGACAACTTTGAGGTTGCAGCTCCGACATCCGCTATAGTTGGTAGACTCAGATTGGGGGATGCACTAAACCCACATTCTGAAGAAGCCAATGCATCGGAATCTACAAGCACAACTCGAGCACTAGCAATGAATTCGGACATCACAGATGGAAGTACATTAGTGTACTTCGGAGAGTCGATACCGAGTTTCAGACAGTTGTTGCGTAGATACAATTTTTCACACGTAATTCCCGATTTACCTGGTGTAGATAGAGTGCTGACGTTTAATCAACCAGCGTTTCCACTATACCCGGGATATCGTACAGGCGCAGCAGTTGTTGGTCGTGTGATAGGATTGGCGGAAGGTGCATATGTTTATGGACAGATGACACTTTTGCAATACATTTCTTGCGCGTATGCTGCTAGACGCGGAGGGATAAGGTACTTTCTTGAAGCCTCTACACTTGATAGAGTCGGCAGTTCGATGTATGTCTCCAGATTGGAGAATGCGGTTGGTCGAACTGTTGTTGTGACGCAATCACCACTGGGTAACGCGAGTAATCCCGGTGGACAAGCATTAGCAATCAACAAGTACCTTGGTAGGGGAGGACTCGACGGAGCCCAAGTTCAGACTTTGGGTGTCAATCCGACTATGTCGGTTGAAATCCCCTACTACAATAACAACAAATTTGAATTTGCAAAGGAGAAAACCAATGCAGCTTCATCAGCACCATCACAAACTTGGTTTACAACCATAGTTTCTGGTGGTGATGGTAACGGCGTTCATAGAATAGAGAATTTTGTGAGTACAGGAGAAGACTTCGGTCTGTATTTCTACCTGGGACCCCCAATTTTCTATTATGAAGCAGCCCCTCCATCAAGCTAAGTCTCTCTATTTAATCACTATTGATAAGTGATTTGACAAGGAGAGACCAGTCAGCGTATTGACGGGATTAATCAACCCAATACGTACCCTCAGAGTGACCCTGAGGTAGGTCACATCGAAAGATGTGGTCTGTGATACATTTAATTTAGTTTAATGAACTTGTAGAGTTTTTAACCGATGCGGATGTATCGGAATTTTTATCTATGAGTCACAACTTTAAAAGGTGTATCAGATTTGTTCTACACACTGTTTACTGAGGTTAGAAGAATCCTTGGACAGTAAACGGTGAACCTGG